TTAAAGAGAATGGCTGGCTGAGCGCCCACGAAATCCGTGCTGCTGTGAAAGCTTATCGACTCTTTAAAGATAACGTTGACATGGATGAGGTAGTAGAGAACTTCAACATGTTTAGTGGAGGTCAAAATGATTATTGAATTTGCACGAACTCGGCCGAATGCTTATGACCCAAAAAGGGCAAACCCGTCAGATGCAGGTCTAGATGTGTTTTATTCACCAGAATTTGAGGGACAGGCTGTTTCAGTTAACCCCGATGAATGTAGCATCATTCCAACAGGTTTGCGATTTGGTGTTCCGCACGGTTATATGCTTGAGGTAAAAAATCGAAGCTCTGTTGCTGCTAAGCAGTCACTTCTTGTAGGCGCCTGTGTAATTGATTCTGGATACGATGGCGAGGTTTTTATTAATCTGCACAATGTTGGTAAACGCCCACAGTTTATTGAGCCCGGTGATAAGATTGCACAAGTCGTTATGATTCCAGTTGTAAACTTTCGCGCAGCCCAAAGTACAAATGGCGATCTATATCGAAGTTCTATCACAATTAGCGAAAGAGGCGATGGAGCCTTGGGGAGCACAGATGAATAAAGAAACTCAACTTGTTCTATTCAGTTCTAAAACTGGCAGCTGGGCAACGCCCCAAGATTTTTTTAATAAACTTAATTGGCGCTTTGGTCCTTTTAGTTTAGACCCGTGCGCTGATAGTGAAAACTCTAAATGCACAAAGTATTTTACCGAATCAGATAATGGATTGTCTGAAAGTTGGGAGGGTTTCACCAGTTTTGTTAATCCCCCTTATGGCAGAGGTATAGACAAGTGGATTAGAAAAGCATACGAGGAATCGCGAAAAAGTAATACTAAAGTTGTTATGCTGATTCCAGCGCGTACCGATACTAAATATTGGCACCAGTATGTCATGAAAGCCAACGAAGTTTATTTTGTCAAAGGAAGACTTAAATTCGGTGACAGTCAAAACTCTGCACCGTTTCCATCTGCCGTTGTAGTTTTCGACGGCTCTCATCAACAACAAATATTTGGAGGAATGAATCGATGACTGAGGAAATTTTAAATTCTGCAATCCTGCAGTTGAAAGCTAAAGCTACCGAAAGGTTTGGTATCATTAAAGATTTGTATCATCGTCCAGCAACTACAGAGACCGCCGATCAAATCGTACAACACGCTTTGGCATTAGCACAGCTTGAGGGTGCGCTGGTTACTCTGCAACAATATTCTGGAGCACTTGCTAAACAAACCGTGGATGAGGCAGTATCAAACGCTATCGAAGAAGATGAGGAGGAGGAGCCCGAGCCCGAACCCGAGCCTCCTCCACCGAAAAGAAAAAGACGTACTACCAAGAAGAAAGCCGCACCGGTCAGCCATGAGGAGCTTATGGAAAGGTCTGCAACTTATAGAAAGTCGCAAGATAGACCAAAGGCTGTCAAGAAAAAATGAACAGAGCGACTCGAAGAGCAATGAAGAAAAACATTAGCAAGGACGCTAATGAGAAGCTTTCTAATCAAGTTGCACAGTTTGGCAAATTACCAGAATCTTGTGATATCTGCTCAGAGGCATTTGACAAGAAGGATAAAGAAATGGTAAAATCATGGTCTGTTGTTGTTAAACAAGAAGTTGTTAGACTTTTTTGTCCTGACTGCATGGATAAAGCCAAGGAGGTTATAAATGGCGGTAGCTAGAATATCTCGTGAAGCACTTGATAATATCTTAAGAGGCTCTGTTAAAGAAAACTCTACATTTGTTCTAAAGTTTTACTCAAACGGTTGCCATCTGTGTCACAACTTAAAAGATTATTTTGTTGACATATCAGATAAAGAGAAGTATAGTAAGTTACACTTCTTTGCATACAACATTGATGACTACCCGGAGCTTGAGCGAAAACTCAAGTTTAAGGGTGTTCCCACTGTTCTTATTATACACACTAACATTGGTAACAGGCCGCCAAAGATAGTGTTATTGCCAGAGCCTGAAAATCCAAATGAGCATACGTGGTATCGCTCAAGCGACATTTGCAATTTTATTGATAGGGAGGCTATGTGAAAAATTCTTTGTCTTACGACGACGTTCTGCTTGTTCCTCAGTATTCTGATATTGAGAGTAGAACTGAAATTAATTTAACAACCGATATGGGTAACGGTTTAGTGTTTTCCCTACCGATTATTTCATCACCTATGGACACGATTAGTGAATCATCAATGATTACGGCGATGAGCGATCTTGGCGCTGGTGGCATCATTCATCGCTACAATACGATTGATGAACAATGCCGAATGATCAAGGATGTAAAAAATAAACGTACCGTTGGCGCCGCTATCGGAATTTCTGGCGACAATATTGACCGAGCAGCCTCAGTGATTACAGCGGGGGCAACATTTCTGTGCGTGGATGTAGCACATGGTCACCATGTTAAGATGAAGAACACACTCGAAACACTACGTAAAGAATTTGGAGATCACATTCACATCATGGCAGGAAATGTTGCCACGCTTCAAGGTATTAATGATTTAGCCGATTGGGGTGCTGATTCAGTGCGCTGCAACATTGGTGGCGGCTCCATATGCTCAACAAGAATTCAAACGGGTCACGGCGTACCCGGTCTAGAAACTATCTTTGATTGTGCCAAAACTGACAGAGACGTAAAAATCATTGCTGACGGTGGAATCAAAAACTCTGGTGATATTGTAAAGGCTTTTGCGGCCGGCGCTGATGCAGTTATGTGCGGCTCACTTTTTGCCGGCACACTAGAATCACCGGGAGAAGTTTTTGAAGAATCCAGCGGTACTAAGTGGAAAGTATATCGAGGCATGGCTTCTAAAGAGGCTCAAATAAATTGGAAAGGAAATTACTCATCATATGAAGGCGTATCAACGCGCGTCCCATTCAGAGGCAGCGTAAAAGATATTCTATCTGATTTAGAAAGAGGAATTCGTTCTGGTTTATCATACAGTGGTGCACGCACTATCCCCGAGCTAGCTAGTAAGGCTGAATTTATAGCACAAACCACAGCAGGATTATCAGAAAGCCGTACTCACATTTTAAGTAAGAGTTGGTAAGATGTCTGATACTAACGACTACGGAAAAAACGAAAAAAGAATAATCTTTACCGACACTGATCATCGTCATGCCCAGTTGGTTTTAAAACTAAAAAACGATGGTATGACAAAATCAAAGTTTTTCCGTTGTATTGTATCTGGATATTTAAATGACGATGAAAGAATAAAACAATTTGTAATTGAAAACAGTAAGCTGTCCAATAAAAGAAAGAAAAGAAACATTAAACTTTATAATGAGGGCAAGCAAACTATGAATGATTTGGGTTTCTCTGACGAGCAACTTGATGACTTATTCGACTTGATTGCCGAGGAACACCCAGAATTATGATTGTTGATGGTCTATTAAAATGTAGCAGAAAATGCATGGATGAGCAAAAATCTTGCACAAAAAGTGAATGTAAATACTTTATTGATTACAGTGAAGAGTATAATTGCACTTTGGTTTCTATTTATGAAAACGGAAGAATGACGCTCAGAGAAATTGGCGATAGATTAGGTATTTCTTTCGCTCGTGTCAAGCAGATAGAGGCGAAGGCACTTCAAAAAATTAAAAATACTGATTTAATTTATTTTAAAGATATGGAATAATACGATTATCATGACTATTTATTCTAGAATTTCATTTATTAAGGAGAGAAATTTAAATGTCCCGTAAAACTTTACTTACAGAATCTGAGGTTCGTCAGTTTCTTAAACTCGCTAACATTGGACCGGTAGGTGATGCCAAGGTTCAAGAAATGTATCATTCGCCCCAACCCGGCGCTCGTGATCATGAAGATGACGACGACGAACCCGGTATGAGAGATGATTCACCAGCTATGGAGGAGGCAGATGATGCTCCTGATATGGAAATGGATATGGAAATGGGTGCAGCCGATGACATGGAAGATGCCGCCGATGAAATGGGCGACGCTGAAATGGATATGGATGCCGCCGGAGAAGGCAAAATGGTTGCCGTTGATGACTTCATGGGCGCCCTTGAGCGCGCACTGGAAGATGTCTTAGGCGATGAGGTTGATGTCGATATGGACGCTGACGATGAGCCAGAAATGGACATGGGTGACGCTCCTGATATGGACGATGAC